CATTATAAATATGAGTATCCCCCGTACTGACGGTTAAATACCCTGGTTTAAGTCCATTACGTAATATTTTTGTGAGAATTGAATAGGATAGAATATTCCACGGTACACCTAAAAACATATCACAGGAACGTTGATACATGTGACAACTCAGCACATTGTCGTTACTTACGTAAAATTGAGCGGAAACATGACACGGTGGGAGCACCGTCTTTTTTAAATCGTCAGGGTTCCAAGCTGTGAAAAAAATGCGTCTACTATATTTATCATTCTTCAATAAATTCTCAACATAAGCTATTTGGTCAATTCCTTGATTTTCATAATCAGTCTTACAATCTTCATACTCCGCACCGAAATGTCTCCACTGGAAAGAGTAATTTGCGCCACAATCTCCTTCTTCGAGCTTATGTAAACCAATCTTGTCTAAAAACTGTCGTGATGAATTACCGTTCCATATTTTACACGCCTTGTCGTTTAAGACGATTGCATCTGTTTTTCCTTGTAGAAACCAAAGTAATTCTTCAATACAGCTTTTCCAAGGAACACGCTTAGTAGTCAACAAAGGTATTATTTTTTTAATATCAAATTTCATTTGACAACCAAATAACGCTACAGTACCTGTCCCAGTTCTATCATCACGTGTTTCACCATTCTCTAAAACATTTTTACATACGTTAAGATAAACAGTGTCTGGATTTGTATGTATGCTAAGATTTTTGATGTATGTTAAACGAAGCAGAAGAGGGTAATTTGAATGAATAGTTTTATAACAGTCCAAAGAAACTAAATTTAAAATTTCAAAAGATGTTCCATGCTGTGAAAAAAAATTGTTTTTGTTTTTAGAAGGTAATTCCACGAAATGAATATATTCATATACTGAACTTAGACTTTCCCAAATATTTTGTTACATCACTATTTAATAAATACAAGGTTTGTTTTTCTTCTGTTGATTTTTCATGAATGGTATCTTGTTTTTTATAAACTATATTTCTATCATTAAACAACGATTTTTTCATATCACATGATAGATTATCATAAGTGTGTTTGCAAAAAAATACAACATTATTTTGAACAAGTGAATTAATTTCGTTTAATAAATATTTACTCAACTCTTCAATATTGTTATACTTGGAACAAAAATAATAACACTGGCTATCCATATAAAAAGAACTAATTTTTTTATTTATATTAAATAAGTCTATGTTTTATTTTAAATGTTTTATTTCCACTCAGGTAATTTCAAAACATTCAAAATTTGTACATAATTATATACAGGATTATTAAGATACCATGAGGGGCATTTAAGTCTTGTTTTAAGAAGAACTTTTGAATGAGTGTTATTCCATCTAGCTTTTTCTAAATTCTTATCTAATACATCATCTTTGTTTATTAGATGGATATTCTCTTGGTCCACGATAAGATATCTTAAATCTGACATTTGTTAAAATTTAAAATTGTTTATTTAATCATTTACATACAAAATAAAATGAAGACGCGTTTATTAATGAAAAAAATAAACCTCTTTGTAAAGTAGGAAGTAAAAGATCATGTTATTAACAATAATCTTTTTATTTCTGTGTGACCCCATAGCTCAGTTGGTTTAGAGCGTACGGCTGTTAACCGTAAGGTCGTTGGTTCGAACCCAACTGGGGTCGAAAAAAAAAAAACATTATTTTTTTTTTCAATGTAATTTGTTTAAAAAAAACAAATTATGATATCTCTTTCAAAAAAAAAAAACATCAAAAACTTACAAATGAAACATCAAAATAAAACATCAAAAACTTAAAAATGAAACCAAATTTTAAACATCCAATTAAAAATGTTTAAAAACGGTAGAAAAAATAAATATTCCAGACGGGACTTGAACCCGTGACCTTGGCGTCATAAGCACCACGCTCTAACCAACTGAGCTACTGGAACATTTTGAGGGGTGCTCTACTACACTCCTATGTTATTATATATATATTCGTTTAAGTAAGTTTTATTTATTTTTTAAGAAGGAAATATTTTAGTCAATATAGTTTCTTGAATTATAGATGCTAAATTGTTTAAATATGACGTATTTGTTTGAGAAGGGTTTTTTATAGCACTATACAAATCGGAACAAGTATCGTTAGTTTTGTTACATTCATATACTTGTCTTATAACAAATTCAAGAGAAGACATACACGGAAAATTCATAACCATTTGATTATCTGGAATTATATCACCTTGAAACAAAAATGCGTAAGGGGTGATTTTAGATGGATCAGAATCTAAATATACAGGTGTATTACTATTACTAGTTGGGTCAGTATATGTTTCAGTAAAGACAAATGAACAAATATTATTTTGGTCTTTAGTTTCGAAATCACAATCACTATGTGAAAATCCAGTAAATATATAAGATGATAATCTATCTATTTTCATTTTGTTATCTTCAGTTTCTTTATAGTTTTTAACATAAACATATTTCGAGGTACCAAGTTTCCAATCCAAACGGCTTGATATACCATTAGCTAATGTAATATTTATATCTGGATTTTCGTATTTGAGATTGACTGTATTAGCTATTACATTTTTCAGATCAGGTTCGGTTTTAACAGGTTCATCAGGTTTAACAGGTTTATCAGTTTTATCAGGTTCATCAGTTTTATCAGGTTCATTAGTTTTATCAGGTTCATCCGGTGATCCAGTTATTGCCATCATATCACCCGAAACGGGTATAGATTTATTAAATTCATCTACTATAAAACTCTCAATAACATTATTTGGATCTGTTTGGTCATTTATTCGCAATTGATATAAATGCTGAATTTCTTTGATTGTTACAAACAATTTATATATATCACGTTCAAATTTCTTAATGTCTAATGCCTTGTCAAGGACATATTTTTCTGAATCTAAAGATATATTATACCTTTTACTTTCACGAATTGTAAATAATAAATGAATTATATAAACGTAACTTTTAGTCAAGTCTCCAATTTGAGTAACAACGTGTTGAATAGCACTTTGAATTTTATTTCTGATCATGTCTTCTAAAGCATCGATATCGTTGACTTTATTATCTAATTCTACAGTTTTCTTATATTTATCAAATGCCTGTTTTGTATCTTCTAATCTACTCTTTTTAACTATCAACCTTTCCTTCTCTGTAGTTTTAGTATCTATAACTTTAACTTGTTTTGCTACATCACCTTCCTTATCAACTCTATTGGTCTCTTCTGTTATATAAAGTGCCTTTTTTTCTTCTTCTATTCCAATCAACGCTCTCAATTGAGTTTCAAGAGAGGCTATCAAAATGTCCAAATACATTTTTTTCTCTTCGTTTGTTTTCCCTGTTAATGGATCGGTGGAATTATCAATAACTGTTTCATTTATACAAAGTGGTGTTTTTGCATATTTAGGATCACAACATTTAAATTTTTCGTCAGATATATTATAAATACCACTAGATAATGTACAATCTAATAATTTTTCATTATCAGCTACAAATTTTTCAATATTTTTGTTATTTAGTATGATAATAAGAGTAAGAAGAAAAAGGAAAACTAGAAACATTGTTGCTGTTAATTTCATATTGAAAATACTTGTTAACTCGTTTTTTATATTAAACATTTATTATTAAAAACATCTTTTAAGTTTTATGCAAGTTTTTTATTTTTTCATTTGTTAACATCATGAATTGTTTTGTATCATCAAACTGAATAACAACAGATTTAGATTTATTCATTCCAAGTATGTTATTATTGCGTACAACGACGCATGGTTTGTCATTCCATTTAGTTTTTTCTCCAATAGAAAATTCTGAACTCATCACGAAAAGTGTTTTTTTTATTTTCATATAATACATTTGTTGAAAAGATGACAAAATAAATTTGCTAAAAAAATAAAAAAAATGAAGTTATATTGGAGATGTTTCGAAAACATTTAATTTTATTTTTGAAATTGTAATATTGAGGTATGAATCCAATATTGTTTATCATTTCCATACGCTAAATGAAAATATTCTGAAAAATTGTTCAATGCCTCATTATATCCTGATGTAACCTGTCCAGATACCATCACATTCGCCCTTCTTTCTCCGTTGATAAGGATGTCTATTTTTTGAGGTATAAATTGATATGGTGTCTTGAATATAGTATCTATAATTTGTTTCTCTCCTTTCAATTGTTTATTGTCTCGAATGAAAATAGAATGTTGTTTTAAATGTGGAATGATGTGTTTAAAACACGTATCATTTTCTTTAGTGTTTAAATTGTTATAGTAAAATTGCATAAACTCGTTCACAATAAGTTCGTTCATCGTTTTATTTTTATTAAGTTGACTTATGTTAAATACCAAACATAATACGTTTAAACGATTATATATATTTAAAAGGAATATTATCCAATCTTTTTAATAAAAGATATATGATAAATAACGAAGAAAGAATTATAGAACTCAATGATAAACTAGATCGTATCGAACGTTTGTTAAGTAATGAGATCCTTAATAAATGTAATAAAATGTCAAGTCATATCGATTTTATCGAACAAATTTACGAATATGTTAAATTTCCTCTATTCTATATATCCGACAAATTTAAAGCACTCCGTCTAAAACAAAACGTTCCCATTGAACACCAATGTCATCAAACCGAGACCTCCGATCAATGCTAAATTCGACATAAATGGATAATATTTAGCACTCGTTGTAGGTGGGAAATGGTAGAACAAGGTTGCCATAACAGTAAACATCATCAATATAATACTTGCATACATCCCTTTTCGATCATTTTGTTTACTTCTTTTCCAAATACAAAAGAATATTACCAACGGACACATGATCTCGATGACTATCGCACACATTATCAATATTGAAGTATAAGGTATCGTTTTATTTAATCTCTTCTCTAAACCATTCACAACTTTGGTGTAATTCATTATTTTATCCAAACCAGATGTGAAAAACATCGTGTTCATAATAGAGGTTGTAAGGAGAAAATACATATTATTCATTCTTTATTTAAATTGTTAGAAAAAATTAAATATTAAACATAAATTAACGGGAAAAAAAAAACAACTTTTTTTTTTTTAAATCATCGATTGGGAATTACTAGTTTTTGTTGTGTGTCCCTCCTCTTTCAAAAAATTCATTGCTGTATCATATTTTTCTTTCAAAGAAACTTTAACTGATGATCCAAATCGTTTTATGTTTCTTGTCTTGGTTTCAGGATCTTTAAAATCGTATTCAAAGTAACACCCTCTATTTTTTTTAGGTAAAGTGAAATATATATGAGAAGGAAGTTTTTTAATCATTTTTTTTGTTAATACGTATCCATCCTCTTCATGAATAATGTGTGGATCTTTTAATCCTAAATCTTCATTTGTAAACATGAAATCAATTTGGTTTTTATATGAAGACGTATCTGTAAATGTTTCATATGCATCTTCAATAGATATAACCTTTTCTTTATTTTCTTGATAATTGTTGAACGAGTTAATAATGTCGATACACTTTTCGAATTCGGTTTCCTGTTTACCTTCGAAAATTGTAGTATCATTCTTCATAAATTCTTTATCTAATTCATGTCCAATATGTAAAATTTCAAAATATTTTTCAATAATTGAACCTTTCCTTGTTCCATTTAACGTCTTCTTGTTTTCTTTTTTCAATTGCGGATGACTTTCAAGAACAAACCTTTGTTGAGTATTGTCAAAACGAATATGTCTCGAATACTCTGTTATTCCAATGTCAAAGAGTTCCTCATGTGGACCTTTTCTATCACATCTCATTTTTTGATTATAATTTTGTTCTGAGTTTGTGGCTATTCTAAGATTTGAGACTCTGTTATCATATTTTTGTCGATTTATATGATCAACAGATGTCACATGTCGTTCAATATTAAAATTTGGATCACCGCTTTCTAGCCTTTTTATTAGAGTGTGGAGATAAATTGAACTGTTTTTAGGTTCGTTTTGCTTCCCCAATTCTTCCTCATTATTTCTAATTCTATGTGCTATATACCCTGTACCAATATGTAAATACCAATTATACTTCATCACTTCATTCATGTATTTTTTATCAATAATGGTATATTTATTTTTTTGTAATCTGATGATGCAATACTCATCTACATTATTTGAAAATTCATAAACGTCTTGTTCTTGTGATTCTTTACGGGCAAGATGATATCTATTGTTTGAAAAACTAGTTGTTGTTACGTATAAGAACGACATTTTAATCACAGTCTTACTTTTGATGGTTTGTACATTTCTTTAAGTTAAATTTTTAAGAATAAATCAAATTTTAAAATGAGGAGATAATGAAAATAATTTTTTTTATTAATAAAAAATAATTTTGAAAAATAATTTGTTTTTTTTGTGTGTGTTTTTTTATAATAAGGAGAATATTTGTATGGTATAGGTGGTTTATCCTCTCAATTCGAATATGCTAATCCGCCCATGCCCGACATGATACGGAGCACATTGTAGTTCACCGCGAACACCTTCACCATATGGCTTGGGTTAACACCTTCAAGTTTGAGGGTGGAGTTGTCAATACGGGACATGTTACAAGAGCCAGATGGTTGATGTTCTTCGGGTTTGAGAGCGAAGGAGTACACGTTAATGGAGGACGAGTCATTATCAGTCACGGGCACACGTTCGTGATGTTGGTAAGGTTGCACAAGTTGAAAATACATAGGCATCCTCTTGGAGAAACGCTCGTGACTGTTAAGAGTAATTTGAGCATTTTTGTAGGAGGACACGTAGTCACCAACCTTAGCGGAGGAAGACGCCTTCTCAACCCATACAATCTCTTTCACGGGATGATTAAGATTGAGCTTGATGTTAGGGGATGCGGTTTCGTCACCAGTGAATTGGAGTTGCTCAATGAGATACTCGTGCGACACTTGGGCGAAACGACGACGTTCATCAGTATCAAGGTAGACATAGTCCACATAGAGGGAAGCACTGAGAGCACCGTCAGAAACGGAAGGAGGTGTAGATGTTGGAGAAACCTCTAATTCAGGGTCATTGGCAGCGTTCCACGCCGCTACAGTATCACCACCATCAACAGCAGTATTTCTAGCATTGATTTGTAATTGTGAGTACTCATTAGGGTTATTTACTACTTCGTTTACAGCCACATCGACAAGTTGAGCAAATTCAATATTGAGTTTCACCTCGTGATATTGGAGAGCAATAAGAGGAAGCGCGAGACCAGGGTTGCGACAGAACCAGAACTGAAGGGGTACATACACAGTACGAGCACTATCATGAGATTGTTCAGAGATCTCGTTAGGGTAAGTTACTTTATTTTCCCTAGTAGGATCCACATAGGAACCTTCAACCATCTTCTTGTAGCCATCCCAATGAGAAGCGGTTTGGGAAAGCTCGTTCCAGATGTGAAGCCAGTCACCGTAATGTTTGTCAATACGTTGACCACCAATTTCAATCTCTACGGATTTGACGAGTTTGTGACCCACCCAGGAGTCGTAATCACCGGTTTGGAGAGCGGGGAGATCCATTTGGAGATACATACGGTTGATCAAATCACCGTTACGGGACACAGTGCATGTTACTTTGCGACCGAAACCAGTGGTACCGTTGAAAGTTTGTTCAATGGATTCCATAGAGAAGTTGGTGTGACGTCTGTACACCACTTTGAAGAAGGTAATTTGGGGGTTTCCGGACAAGTAAATGTCCTGGGCACCGTAAGCGACAAGTTGCATTAATCCTCCTCCCATATTTGTAAGTGAATGTTTTTTATTATTATAATATATGACAAGAAAAAAAATTCAAACAAAAAATTCAATTAAAAAAACTTTAAAAAAAAATTAAAATTACATTTCTTGTGTTTTTTTTATTATAAAGTTCTTCAATATTGGTGTTTAAAAAAAGGTTTTTCTTTTCTTTATCAATAAATTTGTCCTTTAAGAAGTAATGTGTTTTAAAATAAATATTTAATCATTTTTTTTTCAATACATATTAAAAACGTGTTACTTCATTTGTTACATAAGATTTGATGAAAACTAAACAAAGAAACAACCCAAAACGGCATTGTAATTATCAAATATCAAATACTACCTTAGATTTAAGACATAAATCTATGATTGACAATTTTTCAACTAATGAGGAAAAATATGAATCTTTCAATAAAGAATTAAATAATCTTAAAGACATTCTATCCACTCTACAAAGAAAACCGCGTTCAGAATTGACGGATGAAGAAATTCATCAGATTATTTTTACAAAGGAAGATATTGAATATGTTAATAAAGAAATAAATAGTATTAAGACAAATAAAGAGGAACTCGAGTATTTTGTAAATACAAGTGATATTTTATATAATTATTACAATCTTCTTGAAAATAACAATGACGAGGGTGGTGTCATGTCTATTGGTCAAAAATCAACTACAAGTAACACAATCGCACATTATTTTACCAACGGAAATATGGAAGATTTAAACAAAATTACAAACAAGAGTGTTAAAAATAGTAGGTTTCATTTATTGGATGACTACCTTAGTTATACTGACAAGAACTATATAAATAATAGTATTACACAAGACAATTCGTCCATATGTTCGTTTTGTAAGGGAAACTCAAAGGACATTTTAAGCAACGAAGGTATTGTATGCTGTAGAGATTGCTATACAATTGAACATATCATTACCGATAATGAAAAACCATCCTACAAAGATCCTCCTAAAGAGATTTCATATTTTAGCTACAAGAGAATAAATCACTTCTCAGAATGGTTAAATCAAATTCAAGGAAAAGAAACAACCGATATACCAGACGAAGTCTTCAATAAGATAATGATGGAACTAAACAAACAACGTATATATAATTTAGCGATAGTCACACCAATAAAGATAAGAGAAATTTTAAAAAAACATAAAATCAACAAATACTATGAGCACATTCCTTACATCTTAAACAAAATTACAGGTATACCAAATCCACATTTGAACCCCGAATTGGAGGAAAAATTAAAGAACATGTTTCGAGAGGTTCAAGTACCTTTTTTAAAATATAGTCCTAATAATCGGAAAAACTTTTTGTCTTACAGTTATGTTCTGCACAAGTTTATTCAAATATTAAATGAACTTGAGTTTTTGAAATATTTTCCTTTATTGAAAAGTAGAGATAAACTCCAT